ACTTAAAGGAGAATGTATCATGGCTCAATATTTTGAACCCGCAACTGATACCGATGCTAACTTTGCTAACTCCGTAAGTGGACAAACTAATAGTTTCTTCCTACCTTCGATATACTCTAAAAAGGTTCTAAACTTTTTTAGAAAGGCATCGGTAGTTGAAGCTATTACTAACACCGACTATGCTGGTGAGATTTCTGCTTATGGAGACTCAGTAAAGATTATCAAGGAACCTACCATTACTGTGTATGATTACACAAGAGGTAGTGACACAACATCAACTAAACTAACCGACCAAGAAATAACATTGGTTGTTGACAGTGCTAAAGCTTTCAAATTCATCGTAGATGATATTGAAACAAATATGTCACATGTAAACTTTAAAGAAGTAGCTTCAAGCTCTGCAGCTTACTCTTTAAAAGATGCATATGATGCTGCTGTTTTAACAACTATGTTTGCTGGTGTATCTGCTTCAGGACCTGACCATGTCATTGGTGCTGATGCTGCTGCTGGTACTGGCGGTGTAGGCGAAACAACTGCTTCTGTAGACTTAGGTGTCGCTTCTGAAGTCGACCCTCTAGACTTAATGGCTAGAATGGCTAGACTTCTTGACGACCAATCAGTCCCAGAAGAAAACAGATGGTTCGTTGCATCTCCTGATTTCTACGAAGAACTATCACAAAGTGGTTCTAAGTTATTATCAGTAGATTTTAACGCTGGTCAAGGCTCAATCAGAAATGGTTTAGTTTCAAGTGGAAAATTAAGAGGCTTTGATATGTATAAGTCTAATAACATACCTTCAGTTTCGACTGCTACAGGTCAATGTTTAGGCGGACATATGTCATCCACAGCAACTGCTAACACAATTTTATCAACAGAAGTAATTAGAGACCCTAGTTCTTTTGGTGATATTGTTAGAGGTTTACATGTCTATGGTGCGAAAGTACTTAGAGATGATGCTATGGTTAAAGCTTTCTACACAATTGACTAATAATCAATACGGGGGGTCTTAATTGACCCTCCACTTTTACAGGGAGATAAAGAATGAAAAAAAGAAAAATGTATAACAAAGGTAAAAAAGTTGACGGTAATGCAATGGCTAGACGTGAATATAAACATGGTGGAATGGCAGGATGTCAACCTACATATTCCGAAGATATGCCAAAAGCTAAAGCTAATTAATAGTGGCTAAAGGAGTTAAACATTATTTAAAAGATGGGACTGTATGGAACGGTTCTTATCATAAAATGCCTAACGGTAAATTACATACCAACAAAACACATACAAAAACAAGTAAGCCTTTAGTTCACTTTAAAGATTTAAGTAAAAAGGCAAAAGAAAAAGCTAGGAAATAATTATGGCTACTACATATTTAGATTTAACTAACGAAGTATTAAGAGAACTTAATGAGATTCCTTTAACGTCTGCAAACTTTACAAACGCTATAGGTCTTCAAAAGTTTGTAAAAGATACTGTTAATAAATCTATATTTGATATAGCTAATGAAGAACCTCAATTACCTTTCTTTTCTGCAGGAGTTAGTGGAGCTACTGACCCTTTTTATGGTAACGTAACAGTTGCTACAGTTGCAGGACAAAGATGGTATACTTTGAAAGCTGGTAGTTCTAGTATCACTACTGATTATGCTTCAATAGATTGGGATGATTTTTATGTAACAACAATTAACGTAAGTGGAGAAACAGCTCCTTACGTTTCTAAAGGGTTAAGATTTTTAACTCTTGACGATTGGAAAAGATACTATAGAGATAGCGAAAACGAAGATGACGCTAATGCTCAAAATCATGGAGAACCTAAATTTGTAATTAAGTCTCCAGATAATAGGAAGTTTGGATTAAGTCCTATTCCTGATAAAGTTTACAATGTACACTTTTATGCTTTCGTAAGACCAACTGCTTTATCAGCTTACGATGATACAATGGTTTTACCAGAGCAATACAGTAATATTGTAACAGCTAGAATGAGATATTATGTCTGGCAGTTTAAAGAAAGTCCACAACAGGCTGCTTTTGCATTGGATGATTATAGAAAAGGAATGAAACATATGAAATCTAATCTTATGAATCCAACGCCTAAGTACATGACAGACGATAGAAGATACTTTTAAATTATGGCACGTTCACAACCTTTTACAGTAGCATGTGAAGGCGGTTTAGTTACTGCTTCTAATCAAATTGATTTGCTACGAAGACCCGGTGTAGCTACAGAGTTAGAAAACTTTGAAGTTTCTATAGAAGGTGGTTATAGAAGAATTAGTGGATTTACTAAGTTTGGTGAAGGTAGTGCAACTCAACCAACTGGAAGTGATGATAGAATTTTAGGTGTATTACCTTATGCTGATGGTGTAATAGTCTGTGCTAGTACAGGTATTTTTTTTAGTCAAGATGGTATTACATGGTTACAAATAAATAGAATATCTGCAGGTGGTGGTGACAGTTATGCAACTTTTACAGGTAAAGCTTTAAGTGCAAGAACTGGACAAGGACAATGTAGTTTTGCAATATTTGAAAACAGTTATGATTATGGTGAAGTAATTATAGCAGATGGTGCAAATAAACCTTTTGCATTTAGAATGGAAGGTACTGGTGCATTAAACACTAGAACTTTTTTTAGTAAGCTTATTACTGTAGATGGAACTAATAGTGTAAAATATATTACAGTACATGACCATCACTTATTAGCTGCTGGAGTAAATGATAATGATTCTACTGTATATTATAGTGCTAACAATGCACCAGAAGATTTTACAGGAACTGGAGCAGGTGCTATTACTATCTCAGATAAGATAGTTGGTATTAGAGGATTCCGTACAGATTTATTTATATTTTGTGAAAATAGTATTCATAAACTTATAAACATTAATGATTCACAAACTATAGCAGTAGTACCAGTAGCAGAAAATGTAGGATGTTTAAGTGGCTATAGTATTCAAGAGATTGGTGGTGACTTAGTATTTTTAGCACCAGATGGAATAAGAACAGTCGCTGGTACAGCAAGAATTGGTGACGTAGAGTTAGGAACTGTTAGTAAGGCTATACAGCCTATACTTAGAGAAGTAGCAACAAACATTGATAACTTTCAAATAACAAGTATAGTATTGAGAGAAAAATCACAGTACAGATTATTTTATACTAATGTAAATGCTGTAGCTACAGGACAAAAAGGAATTATAGGAACACTAAGACCAAACGGTTTTGAGTGGTCAGAAACAAAAGGATTAGAAGTAACAGAAATAGGTTCAGGATTTGATACAAATGGTGTGGAAAAATATTATCACGGGAATAATTCAGGTTATGTGTTTATACATGATTCAGGTGATGATTTTGATGGCAGTGCTATATTAGCAAGATATGCTACACCAGATTATGATTATGGTGATTTAGGAACTTTAAAAACGTTACACTATTTAAAGGTTTCAATAGCAGCAGAAGGATTAGTTACTCCAGAAGTTCAAGTTAAGTTTGATTATAACAGTGGAGATGTACCACAAGTATCTAGTAATTATTCACTAGGTACAGTAAATCCTTCATCAATATTTGGTAGTGCTGTATTTGGAACAAATATATTTGGTGCATCAGCATCACCTATGTTGAGAACACCACTACAAGGAAGTGGTACTTCAAACAACTTTACGGTGATTTCAAACGATAGTAAAGCACCATACAGAATTAATGGTTTATATGTAGATTACATACCTTCAGGTAGGAGATAAAAACAATGGCAGGTTATATAAGACAAAGTACATTCGTAGATGGCGATACCATTACTGCTGCATTATTTAACAATGAGTTTAACCAACTTTTAAATGCATTTAGTAATACAAGTGGACATAAGCATGACGGTACAGCAAATGAAGGACCAGTAATAGGTCTAATAGGTGATGCAGGTGAGACATCTCCAAATAATAAAGTATTAATAGATACTACAAATAACTATATAGAATTTTATGTTGAAGTATCTTCAGCACCTGTACAACAATTATATATTGCAGATGGAGCTATTATTCCTGTCACAGATAGCGACATTGATTTAGGTACAACAAGTTTAAGATTTAAAGATACATATACAGATACAGTTACTACTACCGGTAATGTTAGTATCGGTGGTGATTTAACTGTTACAGGTAGTGCAACTATCTCAGGTAATCTTACATTCGGTGATGCAGATACTGATAGTATTAACTTAGCTGCTGAAATTGATTCAGATATTATTCCTAACACTGATGGTACATATGACTTAGGAAGTGCTACAAAAGAATGGCAAGACCTTTTTATAGATGGTACAGCTAATATAGATAGTCTTATAGCTGATACAGCAGACATTAACGGTGGTACAATTGATGGTGCTACCATAGCAACTTCAGATATAACTGTAGGAGCTGGTAAAACTTTAAACGTTTCATCAGGTACACTAACTTTAGCAGATGACCAAATTTCTGGTGACAAAGTTGAAGGTGGTACAATAGCTGCTACAACTATTACTACATTAACTTCAACAACTGGTAACATTACTAACGTAAATGCTACTACAGTAGATTCTACAAATCTTGAAGTTACAAATTTAAAAGCTAAAGACGGTACTTCTGCAGGTTCTATAGCAGATACTACAGGTGTTGTAACACTTGCAAGTTCTGTACTAACTACAACAGATATTAATGGTGGGACTATTGATGGTGCTACTATTGGTGGTACTACTGCAGGTGCTGTTACC